AACGGACATATTGCAGGTTTTGCTATACAAAGTAGCACTAGTCCAAGTGGACAACAACAAAGTGATGTTATTTTTCAAGCAGATAGATTTTCTATTGTACCGTCTAGCGGCAGCAATGCTGTTATACCTTTTATCGTAGATAGCGGAATTGTTTACATGGACATAGCCCGTATTAAAGATGGCGCTATTGAAAATGCTAAGATTGCTGATGCAACTATTCAAACCGCTAAAATTGGTAATGCCCAAATCACAAGCGCTAAAATTGGTGACGCTCAAATTACTAATGCTAAGATCGCAAATGCAACAATTGAAAATGCAAAAATAAAAGATGCAACTATTACTGATGCTAAAATTTTTAATTTAAATGCTGAAAAAATAACAGCAGGTACGATTAATGCAGATAGAATTGGTGCTAATAGTATTACAGCAGATAAAATAAATGTTACTGACTTAACACTACCAGTTGTCCACAATGTTGTAAGTGGTACAGCAATTGGTTATTGGTTAAACAACACTATGCGTGTTAAACGTGTAGGGGCTATTGGTACTGAGCCTGGTATTTATACAGGATATGTACGTATATTTGGAGGCAGCGGGCAGGTAAAAACTTTAGAGGTTATTACAGGAGATGGTACGTTTGGTGGGGTGGGTTCTCAAATAAGAAATGATATTGTGTATGACAGTGGTTCTCTTGATGGGGCGAGCACTCAAATACCTATTGTAACAACAGGCGGTGCTCAGTTTGCTTCACGTGCTAGTAAATATTGGTCTGGCGTAGATAGATTTAGGTTTACGTATTCCATTGCCCAAATAAGCTTTAGTTTTAGAAAGACTAGCCCTAACACTACTACTACTTATTTGTATGTAAACGCACAAGGTGATGGCAGTTTTAGATATTTAAGTAGTGTAGAATACGCATTTTATAGATTCTCGGAGGCATAATGGCAGTACATAATTTTGACTACACTTATTCTTATGTTAGTTGTAAAGCAAGTCCTAAGGCTTTTGATGACCCTACTCTTGTTGTTAGAGAAGTTACTATAGCAGTAACTGCAGTGGACCAAGCTGATCCCTCTCAAAGTATTACTCTCAATCAATCTAAAGTATTAGACCATCACCATTTGCTAAGTGCTGAAGAATTGCCTGAAGGTTTTATACCTATTGATGATATTACTCAACAACAAATGATTGACTGGTACTTAGAAGAGATAACTACAGAAATTTTAGATGGGTTTTTTACTTGGCAGCTATATGGGGCAGAAGAAGTAAGCCCTATTGAATCAGAACAACCTGTGTGATAAGCTTTGTTTATGAAAAATTCAATTAACAAACCTCTTGGGGATTCAGACCCTACTACTTACAAGAACATTGATAAGGTTAAAAAATCATCTGTTCCAGACCATAGTGGAGAGGTACCAGGGGTAAAAGAAGATGATAAGCCTTTCTACGACCCTTGGGTAACAAAGGAGTGAGTTGTATGCACGGATATAAAAAGAAACCCGCAAAACCTAAAAAGAAAAAGGTAGTCAAGAAGAAGAAAAAAGTTTACTAGTTGTATGTCTAAACTAGAACTTTTAAAAGCCCAAAAAACCGTATTGGTTGGCGAAAGAGCCAAACATTCTATCGATTTAGAAGTCCTTATTTCTAACCCACAAAGCATTCCAGAACACGTAAAATTTCAAGAAGAACTTGATTTAATGATTGGTAAACTTGCTGAAATTAATGATAAAATTGAACTTGTTGATTTTTTAATACAACAGGAAGAAAAACATGGCTAGAAAAATAAAAAAACCTTCAATGAAACTACAAAAGAAAAGTCTTACAAAGAGGCAGGAAACTGCTCTAAAAAAACATACCAAAGGTACTAGCGCTGAGCATAAAAAATTTATGAAAAGAAGGTTACTTATGGGGGATACTATTAGACAGGCCCATAAGATGTACAAAAAGAAAAATGGCTAGAAATTATCGTAAAGAATACGATAACTACCACTCCAAATCCCCCCAAAAAAAGAGACGTGCAGGGCGTAATAAGTCTAGACGTATTATGGTACGTGCTGGCAAAGCTAGAAAAGGAGATGGTAAAGACGTAGCACACAAAGACAATAATCCATTAAATGCAAATGTAAAAAACATTAGAATGGAGTCTCGTAAATCTAATCGTTCTTTTAAAAGAACTAAAACAGCAAGGCGTAAACGTGCTTAGCCCATTATGTATTACTATTACAACAGCAGTTTTATGCATGTACATTATGAATGCGTACTTAGACTATAAGGAAAATAAAAATGGTAGTGAAGAAGAAGACAAGTAAAAAGAAAGGAGCAACTCCTACTAACCCTAGTTTATATGCTAGAGTTAAAGCTGAAGCTAAACGTAAGTTTAAAGTTTGGCCTTCTGCATACGCTTCTGGATGGTTAACTAAAACTTATAAACAAAGAGGCGGCAGATATAAATAATGGCAACTAGGAAACCTAAAGGTGGTTTAACCAAATGGTTTGGGGAAAAATGGGTAGACATTGGCAGGCCAAAGAAAAAAGGTAAATACCAACCTTGTGGTAGGAAAAAAGCATCTACCAAAAGAAAAGGTTATCCAAAGTGTGTTCCTGCAGCAAAAGCTGCTAAAATGTCTAAAGCACAAAAACAAAGTGCAGTAAGAAGAAAAAGAGCTAAAGCCCAAGGTGTGGGTGGTAGGCCAACAAGAGTGAGGACTTATGCCAGAAAAAAGAAAAAGTAAAAAAGACCCAAGGTTAGCAAGAGCAGGTGTTTCTGGTTTTAATAAACCAAAACGTACACCTAACCATCCTAAGAAATCACATATAGTTGTTGCTAAAGAAGGCAGCAAAATAAAAACAATTAGATTTGGGGAACAAGGGGCTAAGACTGCTGGTAAACCTAAAGCTGGTGAATCAGATCGAATGAAAAAGAAAAGAGCTTCTTTTAAAGCAAGGCACAGAAGAAATATAAACAAAGGAAAAATGTCCGCTGCTTATTGGGCAAACAAGGTTAAATGGTAAAATTATTTAAAAAATTTCACAAATTGATGAAATCTGGAAGGATTACTAAGATTTGGAAGAAAACCTTAAAAAATTCTAAAAATTAAAAAAATCGACCTCACAGGATGCCGCGTACGGCATTTTCTTATAGTACCGAAGGGTATAAGCCCAAAAAGACCTAAAATTACTTAGAAGCGCTCTCCGTGCGTCTGACGCGATTTTGCACTTTTAGCTGTCTAATTTGGTATTTTTCACCCGCATTTCGGATATTTATTAGTTTTTTCTCTGTTTCTGACAAAGTATGCCAGTCTCGGACCTCGCTTGAAGTTCTACCGCACCCCGAACAACGGTCATCGCCCCATTGAGTAGTGGAGCAAATACCGATACAAGGAGAGTCAGATAAACTACAAGAGACTCCGTTAAGAGAAGTTAGTCTAGAAAACCTAGTTTCCATTTATTTCTATGAGTTTATTTAAGTACCACTGAGCCTTCAATAAATCTTCTCCGTGGTTCTTATACTCGTACCTCCATAAGTATTTCATTATGTTTCCTTTTAGGTACCCCTCAAATGCATCTTTAGTCATACTAGCTTCTATGGCTTTAATACATTCGATTCCCAGCCGATTATGATTGTAATGGGGTGGGTGGTTTACCATATCTTTTTTTATTTTAGGCATAATTTCTCCAAAAACGCAATATAGTTGTCAAATGGCCAAGAAATGCGTTCAAACTTGGCTACACATAAATAGGGAATATCTGGGTTAGTTAACAAGGCAACTCGGTTTTTTGATGCGAAAACAATATAGGCCGGCAACTTGTGGCTTTGTGCCCTACGCAACCAAACTCTTTGTTGTTCTGATAAATTTATTTTAATTTTTGAATTGGCTTTTTTAGGCAGAGTTTCTTTGTATTTGTATTCAACAAACAAAAACCCCTGAGGACCAGAGTAGAAAGCATCGGGAACACCCCCATGGTAGGGGTCGTTGATTTTCCACTTATAAATCTCTTTCGGTAGAGCTTTGTGGACTTTGTTTATGAAATCCTTTTCTTTCATTTTTATATGTTAAGTCTCTAAAATATATCCTCGTGACATACCTTCGTACGATCGCAACTACAGTAAGTATTGCTACTTGTACTAATGAGATGTATAACGCATCTTGAGTAAAGTATAACATACAAAAGAGCACGGCCCAGGAAAGTGGAAAATTAATTATGAAACCTAATGCAGTGTCAGTAACGGATTCAAGTAATGCTTTTTGATCTATTTTATGTTTCATATAACATACAGGTGCGACAGTATGTGTCGCACCCGTGTAACAACATTAAGATACTGATGTGTACAAAGCTTTAGCAGCTGTGTAGTCGTCGTCAGTAACCCAGCCTTGGTTCTCAACAGCTATGTTGTAAAACTTTTGAGAAGCTCGGTTTTGTGTTTGAGCAGATGACATTTTCCATAATGATGAAAATCTATCGCCTCCTGCTAACTTTAATTGAGTATTCCATTCTCTAGACACTCTTAACTTTGATGATGAACAATCAAAGATAAAAGGCTGGTTGGATAACTCAGTTGTTTCTGCATCTTTTCTAAGTAAAAGATGAGATTGAGTTTGGATTATGTCATAGTCATCAACTTGTAAGTCTTGACTCTTAAGATAATCTAAAGCTTCAGCATTAGTTTTATAAGTTCCAACTAAGCCTCCGCCTTTTTCTCGTTTACGCCAGATAACGAATTCTTCAGTAAACTTAATGTTTATTACATACATTTCTTTACCGTAGTTTTCTCTGGTAATAGTGTTTATAAAGTCACCTGGTTTGGCTCCTTCAATATATTCACTATGGTTTTCGTCAACTTCGTTAGACAGCTGTTGAAGCTGCTTAACGCGTGGTGTTTGGAGATGGTCAGTAGTAACATACTCGTTACCTAAACCTTCTCCCTTACTAGCGTGTGCTGGTAAGTCTTTTGATACTAATACAACATCTTTCATAGAACGTCCTCCGTTTTTTAAATGTTATTATTTATTTAGACCTAAAATTAACTCGTGTTAATTCGGTCGCCTTAACGCCTGGAACTTCCTGTCCCATTTGTTGTAGTTCTCTGTAGGCAGTTGCTGATGCTCGCTTTTGCATTAACTCAAACATTCCTGTTTCAGCAATGTAAGCTTGGAAAGCATCCCAATTTTCTACAGTCGGTACAATTTCTTTTTTAATAGAAACTGTAGCCTTATCGTTTGCAACTTGTTCAATACCTTGATTTTCCAAGTTGGTCACAATTCTAGCTTCAAGTTCGTTTTTAGTGCTTTTAAGGGCTTTTTCTTGCTCTTGTAGCTCTCTTAGTTGTAAACGAACGTTGTGTAATTCAGACAATAAATCATCCATATTTTCTATTTTCAATGTAACACCTCCTTAGTGTTGGTTGGTTCTGACATATGTACACTGTCTACCAATATTAAAGCTTCTTCTCCTGCTTTTTTCATAAGTTC